ATAGCTTTACCAATCCATGTATCACGTTTCTCTACGAATACCTGTGGTGATTCACCTTCTACTGCTATTATAATCACTAGATTTGGTATTGGGATATTGGTTCTCTCTTCGAACATTACTGCATAGCATGCTGTTTGCATGAAATAATCTTCGATCCATTCTTTTTTCTTTAGTTTGGTTGAAGTCTTGAAATCAATAATGCTAGGTCTGGCATCAAACTCAGCAATACAGTCACAGCGACCAGCGAGACCAAGATGATTAGAATACAGTGCGGATTCGATCCCATATATATTATCTACCCTCTCATTCAGTATAGGTTGGATGGAACTAAACATATCCTGAGTCAATATATCAGCATTGTCTAGGTAGTCAGGCTTGTTGTTTAGATAGTTCTCACAGACTGCATGGACCTTTGTGCCTCTGTTGGCAGCATACTTAGATATCCTATTGGCTTCTTCCTCACCGACTCTAAGCCTCCACTGCTTTAGTGAGTCCTTCTTCTGCCAGCCTAATACAGTGGTTACTGATGGCATCTTACTGCCATCAGGTAACACATAGTATCTTCCACTCGGCGTATCTGTACTCTCTAGCTTGAATGTATCCTCAACTAGGCGATGTTTGAATGGCTTTATCTGTCTCATATATCTCACGCTTTATAATGTAATCTCTTACGGTCTCACTCCGTACAATGTCTGCTATGTTAAACTCAATTATACCAAAACTATGCATAGAGGATAGGATCTGTACGAACTTATAGAATCCTGTCTTCTCTTTCCTTAAATCATTCTGCCTGCAGTCACCACAGAACAGTATCTTGCAGTTATCGCCAACACGTGTAATGACGGAATGAAGTTCTTCATCCACCATATTCTGAAACTCATCGACGATAACAATACAATCCTTTAACGTTATCCCTCTTACAAAGGAGCTAGTCATAAACTCTACTATACCTTTAGATTTAAGTAAAGTATAAGCATCGCTCCTACCCAATAACTCTGATAAGATAGAGTTATATGGTGCCTCATAGACTGCTGACTTATCCTTGCTGTTGCCTGGTAGAAAGCCCATGTCTCTGGTGGGAACTACTGATCTTATTATAATGATTTTCTTATATTTTGAATATCCGGATAGAACCTCAGACAGTGCCAGGTATAGAGAGACAAATGTCTTTCCAGTACCAGCTGTGCCATATAACAATAGATTCTTATTCTGACGGTATAGTCGATAAGTGTTCTTCTGATTCTCAGTTATAGGAATGATATTGGCTAGTGTTAAGTTGTTTCTTTCTTCGTAGGACTTGTTATACTGGGTTGCGCGACGTTCTCTCCTAGAAAGCTTCTTAGCCATTTAAATGTCCTGTGCGTTGTGTTGTTATATCACCGACACATTATCACTTTGTATTGATTGTTGATCTCCCTGCCTTATAGCCACCACTATGCTTCTTCTTGATATTCTTTAAAATATCATTGAATCCATCATCGATCTTGCGACCATTGATACCTCCACCACTGTGAAGGTTCAAAGCAACGGGCACTTGTGTATAGTCTGGGTTTAGGGAAAAGGTATCATGCTCAGCCATCGACATCTCAATGTCACTGGTCTCTTTAGTCTTATTATTATAAAAGGTGTATATTGGCATGTTACTCCTTCACAGGTATTTATATCACTCAGCGTTTCTGGTTAGGTAGTTGACCCGAACCTTCTCTGGCTTAAAGAATAGCTTCGCAGCTGCAACTACATCATCATTACTGAATGGCTTGCAGGAGAAGATATCGATATATGCATTGCCATTCTTATCAACAAAATGACCACAGATATTGCTGGTCTCAATCATCTGACAGAAACTATATCCTGCCTTATCGATATCATGAGTGGCAAAGTGTGCGATCATTGGTGAACCATATGCTACCATATCAATCTTCTCAACAAGATAGTCGATAAAGTTCTTAATATGCTGTTCGTTGCTGATGGTCCACTTGTCGCACTTACTCAGGTCCAAACACAACATATATCCCCAAGCATCATTCAGTCTATCATTGCTCACGATCATAGGTTCCTTTGTTAAAATTCTTCATCATCATCGGTAAGGCTGATAAGCTCATCGATGTTTTTGCTCTTTAATACGTTGGAGATTCTTTTTTCTTTCTTACGATTACGATACTCAGAAGGATCATAACCGATTTCTTCTTCGTCATCATCTTTATATTTATTATTCTTATTAGTCTTACCCATTGTCTTCGATTAGTCCCGGAAATGTTTCTGTTACAAGCTTCTTGGTGATACCCTTGTAAGGCATCTTCTTGTCCTTAACCGCGAGGAGAAGCTTTGCGTCCTCAGGATCAAGGGATTCTAGCATATTTACAAAAAGTATTTCACGCTTGTTCTTGGTGACAGCTGGATTGCCTTCACCAATGAATAGATACATCTTACGAAGGCTACCATACAACATAGACTGCTGGTCGCCAAACTGGCAGGGCTTAAATGGTGGACTGCCTTCAGGTAGATTGAACTTAATAGTGGGACAGAATGCATACTTAAGCATAGTAATCACACCCTGATTCTTAATCTGGCTAGCAAGCATCTCTTTGCGCTTCTTACCATCCTTCTCATCAGAGATCTTTTGAAAGATTTCAGCTACACCTAGTTGCATTGTATAATCTCCTCAGAATTCATTGATGTGTTCCATCAAGTTCTTTAATTGATATTGAATGAAATAGTTAAACAGCTTGCTACGATCCTTGATCTGCGTATTGTATTGTTCTAGTGTCTGTGTCTTAATATCATCAGGCACGAACTCAAGATCAATAAGCCTCTGGTTGCGCTTATAGTTACGGAGCATAGCTTCATTACAAAACTGCTCAGGCTCCTGTAGGATCCAACCAGCAAGTCTCTTAGAGGTTACAGGTGACTGACGGATACCCATAACAAACACATTGTCCTCGGACAAGAAGTTAGGGATACCATCACTCGAGTCACCCTTAAGGATATGTTCCTTCAGGAATAGATCAGGATTAGTACAGCTGATATACTTCTTAAGCACAGGGCTGTACTGTGTGACATTAGGATACTTCTGTAGCTGACCGAAGTCTTTATCACCAGATAGAATTAGAAGCTTACCAAGATGATTGTATTCCTTGACTAACACAGCAATGATATCGTCAGCTTCAGCATGTTCAATCTGAATAACCTTGTAAGGGAAATAGTCCTTGAGTTCCTGACGAATCCTATTCAGTGACTCAAACAGTGTGTTCCAGTCAAGCTCAGAAGCTTCACGTTCCTTCTTACGATTAGCCTTATAATAAGGAAACACTTGCTTGCGCCAGTAGTTCTTGTCATCGCAAGCAATGACCATCTCGCCATACTCAGCGGAGAACTTTACCTTATGTGCGCGAAGAGAGTTTAGTACCATGTGTCGTACGAGATCTTCTTCTAGTTTGATGTTCTTATGGTTCCCTATCTGCATCATCAGAGTAGAGATCATTACTTGGTTTAGATCGACGATAATCACTTTAAATAATCCTAAATGTTTCCAGCATACATTATACCCTATTGGGCAAATAAGTCAAGTATTTAATCAATTTCAATCTCGTCGTCATCAAGCTCAATAAGCTCTTCTGCTGCAATCTGTAAATCATGGTGTATTCCCATAGACTTAAGCATAACAGACTTCACAGCTTCAGAGACAAGAACATTGTCTCTCTCATATATATCATCATCAAGGTTAAACCCCATCATAGACAACTTAAAGAACAAATCCTCGACTAACTCCAACGATGTCTTATCAACAAATTTGATTTTGTTTGATATAACCTTTTCTTCTAATTCTTGAACTGTACTACCGACACTATCTAAAACTCTTTTATTGATCTTAGGAAATATAATGATCTTGGAGGTTTCTTCGTTATCTTTTTTCTGCACTTGCTGATCCTCTCTCATTTTGTTATGGATTCTAAAAGTGCCTTCCACTCATTTGCTTTATTATTCCAGCCATGAACACGATCAACTTGAATCTTCTGTAGCTTTAAGTCTGCCTCAATTGCTTCACGCTGATTACGCATAACTTCAATGCCCTGATGTAGCACTTGCATAAACCCACCAGCGTGAGCATTAGCATCTTCATTCCACTGATACATCCATGTGAGACCCATTGAAGTTTCTGATAGTGCTGCCAGATTGGGATGAATGCATAGCAGACCAGCAGACATTGCTTCAATAAGACTCAAGCAAGAAGTTTCTTTCCAGATGCTAGGATAAGCAAAGATGTCAGCACTGAGAAGAGCTTCTCTAATTTCATCATTAGACACTGTACCATGATACTTAATATTTGGATGATTGCGGCAAATATCAAACAGCTCTTGATACTGTTCGTCACGCTGTTCCCAACCATAAATTTTAAATGATGAGTAAACATCAAGAGTAATATCATCATGTCTCTTGCATAATTCAATAAAGGCTGGCACTAATAGCTGTAGTCCACGATGTGGTGTAGTATGATAGATCAAACGGATCTTATCACTCTTGGTGCGCTTAGTGGTATCGATAGGAACAATAGAGTTCTTAACAACAGTAGACCTGTTATATTCTACACCACGAACTTCATTATACTTTTCCATTTGCCAGTTTGATACAAAAACAAATTTGTCAAACTTCTTACGATACATAGGATCACTTAGACGTGAGGACTCTGGGTCTTCCGGAAGATCATGGCAGTAATAGATCTTCTTCTTATCAGGGTCTAGATCGCGTGCGCGTGAGAATACAATCTGTACCTTCTCAAGCAATTCTCTAGGAATGTCACCACCATACAAACGTTCTTGTAACAGTTCAGTACCACCCTTGGAATCTTTGTTTACTTCATTTCTTTCCATTAGGTCAAAGTTGCTCATCAGTATCCTCTTTCATTTCAATAGATTCATAGTACAGTCTTGCAACATCAAGACATAAAACATAAACTGCTTTTTGGGAAATACGCCATGCTATATTCATGACAATCCATTTAGCAATAATTTCTCTCAAGCGACTCATAGAGTTTCTTCAAGAACCTTAAAATCAATCACACTATCAGTACGGAATGAGCGCCAGCCCTTAACTTCTAAGTCCCAAACAGCAATAGATTCTGTTGTTTGCTTGCGCTGAGTGTGTTCTTCAAGATCAGTTTGAGTAGGAAGTAGATTGGAGCGCAGCGTACAACGCATACCACGCAGAGT